AAAAAAAAAGAAGTTTGTTAGACTTCTTTTATTAGTAACATTTAAGACATGTGATTAGTTATAACTCTAGCCACATCTCCTCTCATATTAATAAGAGATTGTATCACTCCACTAGGTACGTTAGAATAGACTAATGTATTCTCCGTAGACTTAGGTGATAGGTATTTAGATAGCTCAGGAATTTCACCAAACGAACTAGATACTTCAAACTGTTCATAGAACTCATACGTCTTAGCATGACAGTTTAACTGGGGATAACTATCACGTGTAGCTCCCGCTTGGATATTTAAGGCAGTCCCATCCCACAACTGTAGACCACAACAAAGAGGGTCTTGGTCCCACGTACCGAACTGTCCATCATTCATATATTTCGTAAATGCTTTAGTTTCCATAGTGTTTCTCCTTACAGCAACCGCCTCTATATTGGATGTGCCGCATATGTGTTTATTTGCCTCATGGAAGGCAACGGGGGTTATATCAGAAGATACGTCTACAATCGCTATAGGTTTTTTATTACGGTTCATTATAATCTCACTTATTATTTAGTTAATTTAATATGTCCAAGGTAGGTTAAACTCACGATATATGTCTTGTAGTCTTCTAAGTGACTTAGGTCCTAAATTAGGTATTCTTCTAAATTTCTCATCGTCGTACGTCATTAAGTCTGTTATAGTTAAAATGTTTTCACTACGAAGACAGTTAAGTAATCTATTATCAGTACTTATACGAGCAAAGATTGATACCTCTTCATCATCACTAACTTTAACCGACGTAACTTTACGATCCGGGTATAACTCGGCACGCAGCTTATTTGTAATCATTTCCTTACTGACGTTAGACTCCAATGCCTTTAGTATCGTTTTTAATGTGTATTTTTCTACAACTAAGAATCGTTCCCAGTTCTCCACAGACTCATCCGCTTTCATTAATAACTTTCCATTTATAGGCAAACGATAATCGCTTGATAATAACTTATCTATGAAATAAGACGATATCTCTAACGAGGCTTTAATGTGTTCTTTATTTCTATAGAGACACTCTTCGCCAGTTTTAACATCTATGGTTCTGAATCTGTTGTTTTGTAGGACTACCGGCTCCTGTGACACGATACATTCGGTACCATCTGGGGCCGTCCAATTAAAGGGTTTAATATTCCTAGTCAACTTACTGACAAATTGTCTTGCATTGACACGTGCAGCCTGACGTACATCATAGGGATCGTTTTTATTGTATGGCCAGACTGTCTTACCAAAGGCCGAACGACTACCAGATATTAGATATATTTCACCGTTAGTACGACTAGCTGTAACTTGATAACGCATTGGTGGGTTAGTTTTCTCTTTCATAATCTTCTCACTTATTATTGTAAAGGGGGCATAGAAAAGAGGATTACTCCTCAACATCTTCTTCTTCCATATCACTGGATAAATCTAACTTTAAAGAGTGTATAGTAGTTACACCCTTTCTAGTTATTCTTACTTCAAAGTCAACCATGTTAGCTCCTAGAAATCTTAGTCCTTTTAGAAATGTTTTAAATGACATAGGGTCACTACATAACTGTTTAGATAGATTGCCACGAGCAGTAGAACGGTCTTTACCACTTGCAGGTATATTGTTAACTGGATTATCTAAAAACTTCTTCATAAGTCTATCGAACGACAACGGTCCAACATTTAAGTCAGCCGATATTTGTCGATACAATCTACTGAGAACGTTCTTAGCTTGAGCGACACTTTGGTATCGCTCAGTTAACATCATCGTCATTCGTTTCTTGTTATTACTCATCTAGTTGTCGTTACCTCTAGCAACGCTCCCGTTATAGTAGACAATTCCAATAGTACTATCTTTAGTTTACGTTCATAATACACTACTCTGTCAGGTCGATGTAAATGGACATCTTTAAGGGCAGTATTTAATTCTGTAATAATGTTACTAAATTTAGACCATAACCAATTTATATTAATCTCATAACCATCGATGGTAGTCAGCCATTCGTCGAACGTGATGGTTATAGGTTTATCTAACATGCTATTAAAAGTTCTATTACTAATAGCTTCCTTATTTCTAACACTAGTGACTGATGTATCAAGGAAGTTTAACAACTCCTCCACACTTCCAAAACGGGTAGTCACGCGATACTGTTGTCCTGCGATAGATGCGTAATTATCTACGTCAATATATATAAAACATTTAGGTATTTGTTCACACATATCAGTAACAGTATTACAGCTATTAAGAGCTACTAATTTATCCAATTTAAAAATACTAGCCCATAAACGCTTTACTGTATACACAAAACCATTTGACATTACACACTCCTACTATGAGACACATTGTTATATCCCAACTTTATAATATATATTCGAAAAACTCACGAATGAGGTTTATATGAGCGACATTATCCCAACTCCTGCAGAAGCAGATACCCGTAGTATTGAAGATAGACTTCTAGAACTTACCCAGAATACCAGATACTCATTAATTAGTCAGTTGACCAAAGGTGGTATTCCTACCTGCAATAAAGATATTAGAGTACTTAACGAAGTACTATCGGCTGCAGATACTACTTCACTAGCTTTGAAGAAGTTAGATGATAATAATTCCAATGCACATTCAGATAGACAAGCCGCATTATTGGCAGCAACTATTATATCTAACGCGGGTGCAGTTAACCCTTTCCAAACAACTACTGTTAAGTTGCCCGCCAATCACACATTAGCCGCAGGTGCAATCGACGGTACTAGTATTACCGAAGAAGAAAAAACTTTAGGTACGTCTGAAGTTACATATAATGAATTTATGGATAAATTCAACGCCGACTAAAGTTCCATAATGCTATAATGTTTTATTCCCACCCAAGTCAAACTAAGATAGCTAAATAAAGTTAACGATGCCGCATCAAAAGGACAATAGTCTTTAAATGCGGTTACGTCTACTTTATGCCCTTTACGGTCAATGACGTCAGGCGTACTATCTTTATTAGCTAAAATTTTAGGTACATATAACTCTACCGATGGCATTGGTTCTTTAATCAATAACTCATGATGAACGTTCATCCATTCATCAAAATTATACATCCATAGTATCTTCCATCGAGCAGTTATAGAAGCTGTAGTCATATGAAGAGTAGGAATATAAATACACTTTATACTAACATGAGTTCCTATTCTAGCGGCCAGCGCTAACAATAGAATATCCTTTTCAGCCACAGATAGTTTATACGGATATAGGTTAACGTCTAAATGTACTAAATCTGCAGTAGGGTTATCTATAGACTCTACATTTACACGGTCGATGACGTTCTTAATAAACGTTATCATATTGGACATATACGAAAACTTTAAAGTCTCTACGTCCCTGTCTTTAAATGCAGCTATATACTCGTCAGATTTTAGGGTGGTGGACAGAGTAGATAAATCATCATGTTTTCGATTATTATAATCGTTACCTAATATCTCATCTACATAACCGTCTCCGAGCTTCGCAACTGTACCAATACGAGTATCTAATAGGGTATCAAGGTCGGTATAGAATGTTTGATTACTCATTACTATTCCCCGAAGTTAATACTATCCATGAACGCTATTAGAATAACTGGTACTAACCAGACGTTATTTTTTAATAGAGTATGGGTCGTTACACTATCGTTTAATGTGGCAGCTACAGCAGCATCAATTGCACGACCAGTTTCATTAGTATACGTTATAGATAAAGAATTAGCTAAACACTCTACCAAATCATCCCATTCGGATGAAGTACAACACTTACCACGCAACTCACTAGTTGCAGATAAAATGAAATCAACGCCATCTTCACTGGCAACCGTACGTATCTTCAACCACAGATTAGTTATATTACTACCATGGGCAATGGAATGTAATCTAATAGTTCTATTGATGTAAATGAATAACGTCATTAGTTCCGTAGGGTCATCCATGTGCGAAAGTGTACTATGTATTTTATCTAACAGAATCGACGATGCGTGACTGATAGTTTCTTTTGTTGTATGTTCCATTGTTAACTCCTAAACTAATGCGTTTTGTAAATGCATACCCTTTAATAGAGTAGACAGTGTTTCGGTTGATTTTACAGTACTACCTAAAGTAGCTATATCGTCTAGAGATGCTCTACCAGTGTCAATGATATCTTTGTTCATTTTATTGAAGGCCACTTCGTCGCCGCCCCGAGTTTTAATTAACTCCTCAATAACCCTATCCATACCTAAACCGAATAGTAGTTGCGTTTCTGGAAACGATAAAGAGCTACCTTTACTAGGACCAGTAGGCTGGTTAGTAAGTTCATCTCTATGGTTGTTATTATCAGGTAGACTAATTTTCTTAGTTAGTAATTGAGACTGACGTTTTAAAGGTAGGGTTACTACCATGTACTTTAATGGCGTCAAATATTCTTTACCAGTTGCAGGGTCCGTTAACCATAACTGCTCATAAAACTCATGACCTAATTTTCTGGCCAGTTTTATATTACGAGTAGTGTCTAACTTACTCTTATTCATATTAGGAATGATTAGAGGGAGTATAGTAGTACCCTCTTCTAATTGTCGCATCAGTAAGTCAAATTCGCGGTCAGACATACCTTTAAACATATCTTCATATAACTTACCATTTTCACTACTAGGTACAATCTGACTTATCTGCTCAATGATAAATTTTTGTGCTGCCTTTCTGTTACCCGCCATGTTATACTCCGTTAATTATTAGTTACACAGGATTAGTTATAAGTCTACAACCATAGACGTTATTGTAAGTCATTTTCAACTGTAAACCACGTAAGACCGTTATCAATACTTTTAATATCACAACTACCCGGTAGTGTTATAGTCCATAGACCATCGCTGTCGGTAGTAATTGAAACGCCATCTAAATTCATCAACTTAGATTCTATAATATCGTAAGGTAGAGTAACCCAAGTATTTCCATTATCAATAGTACGTGATATATAACCACCTACAGTTACCTTTACACCTACACCATTACCATCGTGTGAAATATATAGTTGTGGACCCGAACCTAAGTTACGTCGCTTCACCCTATACTTACGTATCAGTAAAGTAAAGTAACATATATATACTACGTTACTACATGCATATAAAGTTACGAACATTAGTAATTGATGACTACCATCAAACAAATCCGATATACTTAGATGTCTCCCATAGGTAAATAATATTATTATTGCCACTATAATAGAACCGATGTGACACCAACGTTGATTTTCTAAATTCATACTCTTTTCCTATAACCAATTACTAATTACGTCCCTTAGAGGAACTGCACGTCTAACATTACCTATATACTGGTCATGTACTACATAGATATCCCATACGTTTTTATTATCTACATATAACTCTACCCACTGTTGGTTAATAGAATCGAAGACATTTATGTGATACATAGTAGGGTCAGGTACTATGTATACCGTACTATTCATTTTAAATAAACATTCCAGCGTAATCGGGTAGTTCCAACCTTTAGCCACTTTAATCGAATGCCAATTACGATTACCCTCCATTATAAATGTACGAGTAACTAACGCTCTAATAATTTCGTTATATGCAATAATAGCGGCAGAGAAGATTTGTATGTTACACAGTGCTATGAGCCACCCATAACCTAAATTGAACCGAATGAATATTTCAGGTACAGCTACAGTAATAGTAGTTAATGTTGCGGACACTATAAACAATACTCGATACCACGTTAGTCTGAACATAGCTACCTCCAAAATCTAAAGTTGTTAAGTTTCTGAATACGACGAAACCATTTACGATATACTTTAGCTTCTTTAATAGTCTCCATGATATCTACCAACGCTTCATGTTTATAAGTTTTATGCTTTACCCCATCCATACACGGTGCCCACAATCTACGTAGAATATCAATACCAGATAAATCTACCTGACGGTAATGTACATATTCATTCAGTATGGGCATCTGACACATTATGTAATCGCGGTCAAAGTGAAATGAATTACCTAACAATATTCCACCAGTCCGATTTCTACGATGATATTCTTCTATACCGCAGGCTTTCATAGTTCTAATTATACGACTCTCAACTTCCTGTAAGGATAGGTCGCTACTCAAACACTTATCAAATAAACCAGATTTAATATGCGTATCTTTAGCCCATTCACTCATGCCATTTAAAGTTTCAAAAGTGTGCGATACTACAAACGTAGTCGGAGGGATTAGATAGTTTAAATCGCTATCCACTACGGCCATGGCCGCTTCTAATATAGGATAGTCCTTCATACCCAACTTACCATCTTCAATAGGGCCGTTTAACCCTCCTGTTTCTAAGTCAAATACAATGAGCGCACTTCCATCTATACTCTGTCTAGCCTGCTTTAAATACTCTTCGAAATCATACGAGGTCGTCATTACACACTTTTCCTTTATCATACAGAATGAGGGAATCTACCGCTACCGAAAAGAATACTAGTACAACAAAAAGACTTCCGCCCATTAGCATTAGTAATATTTCCGATAGAGTAATTATAATAATTAATAAGATACTAAATATTTCTTTAACTATCGACATCAAACTGTCCTTTAGTAGACCAGAACGATAATAACATATCTTCGTTGATTGAGCAGTTACAAAGACGGGCTATAGCATACACTATTAGTACTACTAGTATCGGACCTATTAATACTAAACCAGTCAGTACCAACGCTACCATTAGTATTAATAGTAATAGTACGACTACGATAGATAGGGATACTGTAGTAATTAATATTATTATTTTATCAGTTACAGACGACGCTTTAAAGGCCGCTATTTGTTTTGCATTATACATGTTATTTCCTAGTAGTTTTAATAGTATAAGTTTGTGTACATTTGATTGCAGTTCTATATATTTCAAGACCTGTTTCAGTTGTACGAATTTCCATAGCAGGTCTACTCCACTTACCTAACGCTACATGATATACGTAGTCTAAGGTGTCAGTTAGGATATGGTCCGTTATTACCATGCTACCTAACGTCCACAACGCATTGACTGCACATTTACATACGGGACCTTCCGTCCATTCGCGACCCGGTGATAAATTAGGTGAGTCCAGCGTGGTTACATTTGTTATCTTCACGATTAACTACTCCCGGTTAGGTAAGCGGTGTTCTCTAATAACGGGCATGACTTCAGTCTTAAAATAAGTCATCCAGCTAGTTACAGATAAATCATCGTCTAGACAAGTACGAGCATCTATAGTAGATACTGATAGAGAGGATAGTTGAATACGCCAAAAGTTATTAGCGTCTGCAATTTGTTCTTGGTCGGTTTGTCCGGATACTTCTACGTACATATCCTCGAACCGATTAGCTGTGTCTTGGTCGATATGTTTTAACATGTCGACGATAATAGATTTTAACATTTCTAACTCCTACGTAGATGACTTCAATTTAACGTCATACGTTCTATAAATTTAATTTGTGGTTTATCAATTAGTAGATAAGTACTCTAGTTGGTAACTTGGCTTTCTTAGCTATGTCTAACATGTGTTTACTCCCAAGACTCTTTAGATTCCAACAGAGTGCAAGACGATTTGCGTAAACAGACATTTCAACGTTACGTAGATAACCAGCATGTTTTCCTATAGACCAGTCAGCAGGGAAACGCTTAATACTGTAACCACGCTCCTCAGCATAGCGTTCCCCTAGTACGTCCGCACCCTTGGCAGTACCAGAGACTATCTCTATCTCATTTTTAGGCTTACCTAATAGTAATCTATCCATGAAGAGGCAGAGGGCATGGTAGTTATTAAACGTTCTGCCCCCAGCAATTATTATTCTATACTTCTTCAAAGGAGGGTTAGGGATGTCCGCAATTATAGTACCTGATAAAAAACTATCTCTAGGTACTTCAACCGCTACTTTACCTTTGTAATGTTTAGTACCGTAATAATCCTCGTTACGTTCTATCCAGAATACCTCCTTTTCAGAAAATACATACTCAGGGTCTTTGGCTATTAGACTAACAGCCTCGGCAGTTAGACGTACGTTATTAACTCGTTTAGTTTCATTAAATTTAGTAACCATGACCGTATGATTACCGGTAAATAACATATCGTCCATAAACGACCCCCTAGACGGTAACTGTTAACTTCTTCATCCAGTAAGGATGGTAGGTTCCAGCACGCATATTTAATAAATCCATAGTGCTAAGGAAGTTTAATGGATGCTGTTGTTCCTTAAACGTCCAATAGCCGCGTGTATTAAGTAATACGTCCCAATCATAGCCTTTAGCTTTAAGGTCTTCAAATAGTTCTTTAGGCGTACACAATAGCCCTTCTGGTAAATTCTTCCACAGTGTAGTAATCTGACACAGTTCAGAAGTTATTTCAATAGCACGTTGTAGTAGCTGGTCGTTGGCAATTTTATTACGAATGGTAGTTCTATTTAAAACAACGTCAGGACGAAGTTCCATACAGAAGTTCTGGTCATTACCACCTAAACCAAACTTACGTTCTTTACAGTAGTTATATTCAGTTAAACCAACTAACATACCTTCGGATTGCGAAACGATAATGTTAAAGGGTAATCCAGATACACCTGACTTAGAACGTAGTGCTTGTACAGTTACCTGTTGTAAATCAGTATCACCTACTTGACGGTCATTCTTACCACGTGGCCATAATGGAGTTTTATCTGTTTTGTTTTGCTTAACCGTTGCACCAGAACACTGATATAGTACGTTAGTTAAAAAGGAAAAGTTCTTAGGTACACGTTTGAAAATAGTTTTCTGTTTCATGAACCCTAAACGTTTCTGTGGAGGAGCGTATGGGTCTAGTTGAATCTCATCATCTAGATGGGCAGTCATTATCATAAATAAACTATTACGAGATGTAATGCCGGGTAACTCAGCTATCATTTGAGACTTCGCAGCAGAGGCTTTCATAGCTTCCATGTTACGGCCAGACTCACCGATTTCATTTTTCTCTATCATGCCATCTACCGCGTCGATAGGCATTTGCGACATCGAATCTATTTCAGCCAAGGTAGGTTTAGGCATTTTAATAACTTCACCCTTAGTATTAATGAATGGTGTAGTAACCTGTAAGTCCTTCTTATTAGCCATTTTAGTTTTCAAGAACGACTTAAGGGCTTCGAACCATTTATTACCAGACATTACGGTATCGGTAATATGTACCACACCCTCTTCATCTAAGTCACGGTCAGTAAGATATAGAAACGATTTAGATATCTGTTCCATACGTGCAGGAGTCAGAGAGTTCTCTGTGTCGTATATTAACCCAAGTTCAACGAAGTATCGATTAATAATAGAAAGGGTAAAGAAATGCGATACAGTGGACTTGTACGTATTACCTCTACCACACACACCGATAATATGTGAGTAGCCTGCGGATAAAATAGATTCCCCGTGTTCACCAGTATAATAGGTGCCAGTTGGAATGTCAAAGAGACAACCTACGTTCATGGTAGGTCGAAGCTTAGCTACTTTAGTAAAGAAATCATTAGGGTTAGTCATTAGGACTGGCCTCTCATTATTTAAGAATAGGTTATTATTACAAAAGATTTATCTATTCTGTTTAATTTTATGTCTATAAACACAATTCTTGGAGTAAACCTTATGTCACTATTTATAACGCCTGCGTGGAATCACACCTTAGCTTTAATTAGCGTAGAGGCTGTATCTACACAAACAACAAATTCACCGGGCGATATAAGTCGTCTACCACTTTTCATTTCACGCTTCCTTTCAGATATAGAAAAGATATTTGATAAAAATACTTACGTCGCTGATAAAACGGCTATGATTACTAAGTTCGATAAAGTACTTAGAGACAACAAATATGTATCTCTAACAGGTATAGAGATGTTTAGACCTACTGGTCTACAAGTACCATATATCGAATATGTGAAGGTATTAGAGTTGTGGCATCGAGAATTAATTGATGTAGAAGAACGTTTATTAGCGCCATTAAGTAAGTGGGTAGCGTCTATGTTAGGTGACCCTAGTAAATTAAAACATCTTACTAGTATAGATAAGTTTGATTTAATTGACGAAGTTGCTTTAGTGACCGCCATGCGTGGAACTGTTGCCGAAAAGGACCGTGGTACTTCAACGTCTTACGGACAATTAATTCAACGTAATAGTGATTGGAATATAGTGACCGCTACTGTTAATGAAATGTATAAAGAATATTTAGCTAGTACTCCAGCTAATATACATAAAACTATCACCGGCATTTCGGAGAACATCAATTTATTACTCACTCGCATTAATGAAAATCCATCGACCTATACAGTATCTGGTAGTGTAGTTAATACGCTAGCTAAAGTATTACATCGCATTGGTAGAGAAGTGGAGTTATATGGCGTACACGGATATAACTTAAAGGTCATGGTAAATAACTTAGACCAAAACCATACTCGTTTAAACGAAATTCTAAAGTAGTAACGGCATAAAGAAAGAGAGTAGTTCCTAGGAACTACTCTCCTATGCGGACTAACCCATAGCTTGAACTGTAGTGAGTCTCAGCATCGATTGTATTAACTTAAAGACCAACATGATATCATTGGTCTGGTCGGTAATATTATCGTACTGTAACCAAAACGGCGTCGCTGCTAATATAGTATCTAAGGTCAGTTGGTTGTGAACCACTGCGTTTCTATCAATATCACCTAAAGCGGTGTCTCCCCAAATCTTATTAGTAAATAAGGCGGGTAAATCGAAACTTCCTACATTAGGCGTTAAACCGTCCACCTTTTCGTGTAACTGAGCGTAGTTGTATTTAGTATGACATCGGTCTGCTAAATGCGTGTACAGCGTAGTTATGAAAAAGAGCCGTCTTAACTTCGTTGGTGTAATGGCGCGTATAAACGAATTCTTAACGGGTAGGGTTTTGACGAGTAACATAAAGATACTCCTTGGTTGATTAAATGACTCGTAGATTAGAGTGTGCTGCTGCCCATATACCTATACCCCCATCACATTTGATGATAGACGCGCATCTAAAACCATGCTTAGATTCGGGCCAAGTCATAACAAATACTTTAGGGTTAAGTTTAGAAATACCGGACAAAGCATTTCTAGTAGGTAAATCTACGCCTAGTGTCATGCAGATAGAAATGTCCTTTTCTATTCCATCAGCACTATACTTTATAGGTACGTCGATTGATTTAGTACTAACTGATATCGCTTTATTAAAAGTCGTTTTAGCATTGACTTTAATAGGCGTATCATATAATAGCTCAGTCACGTCGGTGACTACATACCCATCACCTAGGTTGTCGTGTCTAAATTCATTTAACTGAATCTCCAATAACGCTAAAGTATCTATTAAGTTAAATACTAACCGAGGAGGCTTACATTCAATAGTTAACGGTAACTCATCTACATTTTCTATATCACGTGTATTACCAGTACCGCCCAATTCTCCTCTACTTTTAGGTCTAGGTTTTAGGTGTAGAAATGCGTTATCTTTAACATCGTTAAATACCCTACCGTTAAAGATATTATCTAGACGTCCAATGAAGATACTAGTTTCTTTATTAGCAACCAATATATTCTGATAAGTTCTAATTGATTCTAATACAGGTTCAGGTTCATCTAGAATAACTACAGAATGTATAGTGTCGGAAATCTTCTTACCTATCAATTCATCCAACTTACCATGACTACCGCAATGATATACGTATTTACCATCTTCGGTTAAAATGGAGGCATCCGGGTGAGATGCAAAATACCATCTAGGTGCGGATAGTAGTTTATGATACGGAGGTGTTTTAAACGTATTATGTTTATTAACAGGGGATTCTAAAAGAAAGCGTGTATGCTCTCCCTTCTGTCCACCTATAATACCCATAGAAGCTCCACGGTCAGCAAATTCATTACCTTTATTACCAGAGTGACCCTTTACCCATTCCCATTTAACTTTGCCTTCATAGTCGTTTACAGTAGATATGAGTTCTTGCCAATAACTTTTATTCCTTACAGGTTCCCCATCACGTTTCACCCAGCCACGTTTAATCCAACCCGGTACATATTTAGTAAAACTATCTAATACATACTTACTATCAGTTTTAATAGTAACCACTTCTACATTTTTAGCTGCAGCTAATTTAACCCCTTCCGTGGCAGCCACTAGCTCAGCAACGTTATTGGTGGCAATGTGCTCGTCACTACCCTCAGCCTTTAGTATAATACTGCCCCAACTATCGTAAACAGTACCGCCTATATTACCGTGGATTCCCCAGCCTCCAATACCGGGATTTGGTTTAGCACCACCATCCGAAAATATCGTAGCCTCTTTTACGGATTTAACTTTATCTTTTTCTTCTACTTTTTTATCTGACATGGTTTGCCCCAGAGATTAAATTATTACAATACATTATACTACTCTGTAATCTGTTACAGACTACGGCATAAAGGGCGTCCGGTGGGACGCCCGTATATTATACTATTCACATAGTTTATTGTATTCACGTATACTTTCTTCAAATAGTTTAGTAATAACGTCGGTATGTCGTTTTAACGCACTATTGTATCGTAACTGTAAATTCCATAACTCTGATTTAGTTACATGTTCAGGTATGGTAGGTTTTACTGGAAACGGAGGTAGGGTAGGTATTATGAATTCACCAGCATCACAGCTAGTCGTCTCTATATCAAACCTGTCTTCTAAGTATACTGTAAGGTCATCTATATAAACTGATATATAACTGTTATAGTGTCGAAGGTCATTCATATATGGAATTAACGTACTGGTATATGTAGTCTCTCCATCAAAACCTATATAATCATTTTTATTCGGAGGAGGTAATAACTCTCCCGGTACTTCCGTCCTTATGAACTCGAATACCGGTCTAGGAATAGGCTCCTTATGGTCTACTGGTGGAGATGGTGCTGGTACTGCAGTACAGCCTAGCAGTGTCATAGCCGACACAAACAATAACTTTTTCACAAGTCATATACCTCTATAGTCTTTTAACATCTTAGCCATTTCCTCATCAGCCTGTACTACGGGTGGTTTGACTACCGTTTTTTTCAAAGCAGCGGCTAACTGTAGTTTAGTCGAGGCTAAAGCGCCTTTCAATTCACGCAATTCATAATTCAACGTATCGTGGAGTTTTTCATATTCCTTAATCTCCGCGACATACGCATCATTAAGTTTTTGTATTCTATCAAAACGCTTAACGCGTTCAGCTAATAACGCCTTCTCAGTAGCTAAGGCTATGTTAGCTTTAGCGCGAACTTGCATCTCGGTATAGATGTCCGCTCCCACATAAACCGTTCCCACCCAAACTACTACTATCAATGACAATAGGGTGGTGTTTTTACTTTTAGACTTCCCTTTGTTATCGAACATAGTTATAAGGAAGGGAAGGAATTGTGGCAAAGCTCTTAAAAAAGAGACTAACATTATGTACCTCCATTTTAATTTAAACACAGATATAGGGGTTTAAAGCGATGATTACCATAAAGGGTTTCGTTACTATAAACAGTAAAGTAAACAATATAGAAAATAGCGTTTCTCCTATTGGAGAATTATCACCCAAGAGTAATAGTTACAGTATGGATAGAGGTGATTTTACGCACGTAGACTACCCTTCAGTACGACTAACTACATTCTCTACCTTAGATGAAACGGGTAAGGAAACAACATTATCACAAGACTTTTTTAACCATGCTTTAAAAATTGCTAGCTGGATTAATTCTATATCTACCACGGGTGAAATAACCTCAGATGTACAATCGCTAGTAACTGCAATTAGAACATCAGTCCATAATATTGCTGACGCTTTAGAGGTTGACGAAATAGTTGTTGATAATGGTACGTATATGCCTACCTACATTCAGTGGGTTTTCAATGGCGTGACATTTAAACTATGGTTCACTAACGACGCATTTGAAGCGCAGTATGACGAGTCTGAATTTAAAGTTATTGCACCTATGGCAACGCTAAATGATTTCCATAGACCATACTCGGAAGTATTCCATTTAGTAGACAGTAGTGTAACGGTCATGTTACCTCGTGTCAACGATATTTCCGAAGAGTCACCGTATACCAAACTACAGTCGGTTGATGTGGAATGGGTAGACGTAGCCACTGCAATGAAATCTACTACTACATGGTTAGTGGCAATTTATGGCGAGGCTGGTAATAATCCAGATTCAATTAGAAATGCCCTAGTAGATTATATCTTAGAAAACAGCGACTTTACAGAAGCTGAATGGTATAATGTTTTCCCGCTATTGTTTAGACCTACCGAATTTGTTATTGTACCCGCATGGCATCGCTACAGTATGCCTGACGTAAGTGGAACTGCTGGAAATTATTCTCCTACTATTCCATATCGCGATATGTTGCCCATGATAACACAACCCACTATTAACTACGACGCTGAACATCGTTTAGAAAACATGACATGTACTACTGCGGTTTATAAATCATTAGGTTTAGTATCTGTTGGTAACATAGGTAATGCTGATGGTATATTTAGTTTAGATGAGAAATTTAAAGATTATCTAATTCGTGAATCGGATGCCGTAGACTATAATGAAATAAATCCAGTTACACAAAACTGGATGTACTTACTTCACCGTATGTTAATTATAGCAGAAACCATGGATGTCTATACGCCGTTGGAATCTGGCTTTAGTAGACTACGACGTAATGACGTAACCTTCTTAGTATCCAAATATTTAGATGTAAATTATCTGGTGGTTACCAAAGAAAGTTTTAAGGATTATTTCAATGAAGATACTGACACCGTCTCTTAATACAGCAGGGGCCTTTAAATTGAAGGCTCCGTGGGATACTATTCCTAATACCGAATATGTGTGCACGGCCATTGCTACCATTCCAAGTTTACTGGAACAGGAAGTGGATGTATTGAAAACTATTTATAAGCCAATGACTTTAACAGAGGCTGATTATTTAGAGGACGTATCTAATAACGTACCTATCTTAACCCTAACTTCTGCAACGGCACCTACGATTAAAGTACCAAGTAGTTATTTGTTAGAGTATCCTGATATCAGTATAATTCCATATAGTCATATAGTCCTATCCGTATCGTTAGGCGCTATCGCCGATAGTACTAATTTGGAGCATGTTAAAGATGTCATAGGTGTAGAAGTTGAATCTACGTTCGGTATTACTCCTAACGTGTTAGTTCATCGTGCACCTAGTACAGGGACCATTACACCAGAACAACATGCCAATATAGAAACTAATAGACTGGCAGCGGTAACTACCACCACCACTGACCGAGCTAGAGTACTTGAATTAACTGATATTGTAACTGAGCAACGCACGTATATTAAGTTATTAGAAGACGCTATTATAAATAACGCATAAGAAAGAGGAGTCCTAGGACTCCTCATTTATGCCGATTTTAGTGTCCGTAGTTGAATCCGAACCAGAACATATTTCCAGTTATGGCATTGATACCTAATTTATCTATAGATGCACAACAACCATCGTCTACTGCAGCAGAATAGTTAGGACTCCAACACTCTTTACTTTCAGTACGTTCCAGTCTAAAGTTGTCTACGCACCCATCGTTAACCCCTTGATATAGTTTACCCAATTGATTACATAGCCAGTAGTAGTCGTTTAAGTTATCTACAATCGGTTCGACGTATGTTCCATATATCTTACTATTAAACGTTTGTCTAGTAATATCAAGTTTCTTTGGAGGTTCTTCTAACTTAACTATTTTAACATTAACTTCTTTAGTGCCATCAGGTGTCTCTATATCAAAAGACTTAATACCCATTACACGGGCAACGGGCTGTTCACTGTGTTCCATAATTTTCTCCAACTTATTTAAATAGGCGCACCAGAGCGACTACCCGCATGTGCATTTCCTGTAGTGATGGTATCTCCAGTAAACGTTACTAGTGGTACGTCAAAAAGTATTGCGACGCCTGCTTTGAAAGTCATCATGTTAGCAACTGTATACGTTAGACTGTCAGGTGCAAATGCCGTTAAGTTCATTTTATCTAACTTAGTCCAAGTACCATCGTGGTTATGGCACTCTATCACGGTATCTTTAGAATTTAACTGTATGTAATTATCTTTATCATCGGTGATGGTGACGTGTGAATTCTTAGCATCTACTTGGATGGTGTATAAGAAATCTTCTTTATCGTTCTTAGACGTCTTTAAAGTAATGTGTTTTTTATGAGTACTAACTTCTAGTGTATAACAGTTATCTATATTTAACTCTATATCCTTACCATTATCAGACTCATCACTCCACGCATATATTACAGTTTCCAATCGACGAAGGTTATCGTTACGTCCCATAGAAGTCCAGTAATATTTGTCAGTGTCGCCATATTGATAAATTAGTACCTGTTCACCGCGACGAACATCAGGAGACGTTATGCGGTTAGTAGATAGAGAAAACCATTCCGCAGTGATAGTCTGGTCAATAGATACTTTAACCTGATACTCTTTACCTAAATGGTCTAACCCTTTTGAATAAAGGTCTTCAGGTTTATATTCTATCTCACCGTCCATCATAGGTACGAACTCGATAGGCGTAACTTCTATTTCATTAGAAGACATTTCTTTATTGATAGCAACTCTACCAATTGAATATATACGTAACTTACTCTGGTCCACAGTAAAATCCTTACTTTTAGTTATCACTATAACATAAATTAACTAATGTATAAGTTTAGTGATAAATTACATCCCTGAGTAATAATCTGAGATAAACTAAAGGATGGCCATAGATGAGAATTTTAAGTCTACATTTAACGAACTATAAACGATTTCTATTAACAGGTATTAAAGAGATTACTCTAGATACAGAATCGTTACTACAACTAATACTTGGTACCAATGGTTCAGGTAAATCGTCTCTACTAGCAGAGGCTACTCCGTTACCAGCAAACGGAAATGACTACGAGTCAGGTGGAATTAAAATAATCGTACTAGAACACAGAGGTTCAACTTACACATTACGTTCGGATATAGCTCGACTATCTAAACACAGCTTTATTAAGGATGATGGGGAGAATCTAAATCCGGGTGGAACTAGTACAGTACAGCGAGAGTTGATTGTACAAGAATTAGGCTTCACTGTACAACTACAAGATTTATTAACGGGTAAGACTACATTCTGTAGTATGTCTCCTGCAAAACGACGGGAATGGATTACTAGCCTTAGTTCGGTAGACTTAACTTACGCTACTGGAGTATTCCAGTCTATGAGAAGTTCTGTACGTGACGTACAAGGAGCCATGCGGTTAAATAAGGAACGTTTAGTACGTGAGTCTAGTAAGTTATTAGATTTAGAAAAGATAACAGAATTACAGACTAGGGCGACTCGATTAAACGAAGATTTAGTTATACTAACTGAAAACAAAGAACACAATATCCCGTCGGTTACAGAAATAGAAAATCGTATCAGAAGCGACTCTAAAGAATTAATTGATATAACTACCAGATTGTTGACTACTGCCACGACCTATTCTCCAGACATTGCTATAAAAAACTTTGATGATTTAGAGGACGCTATTAACGTACTATTCGGCGATGAACATAGATATCGTGCATTGATAGAGTCTAACAGTGATGAGTTACTAAACATCAATAATGTAATATCATCTATGATTGAATCGGGTGCAATGGATTTAGAGGGACTACATAAACGCATAGGTACTCTTTATGAACAACGTGCTACCTGTGATAGTAGTTCAGAACAGTTTACCTTTAACGGCGATTTAGATATTACGTTGGCAGACACCGATAGTGTGTGGGAGACTTTAAATAACCTAGTGTTATCCATTCCACTAAACGTCCGACCTGACTTTGATAATGAAAGGTACAACTCCGCTAAAGGTAACATAGTTGCAGGCGATACGTTCTTAAATAAAATAAATAACGTTATTACTAAAGTACAAAATAGAATTGAACTAATTAACTCTAGCATAGATAGTGAGTGTCCTAGTTGTAAGTATGTATGGAAACCGGGCGTAAGTGATAACGAACTTCGTAACCTTCAAGCCTCTTTAGATGAACACTTATCTAAGAAGGACGAGATGGTTACAAAACTTAAGGTCGAGAAGGAGATAGTCGAACAGTTCGATGTTTATACCGGCTACCTGAGACGTTTCCGTTCTATAGTTGAATCATATCCGCGTTTAGATGCACTGTGGAATGAAGTAATTAAACAGAAGTACTTAGATACGACTCCTACTATAATTATGGAAACGCATTCATTGTGGAAACGTGCAGTATTGAATGCTAAGTGTTTAGCTGAGTTAGACCAAGAGATTAAAGAGGTAGAACAATCTATTAATCATTTGGGTAGTTTAGAAACTACTGATGTCAGCGGTTTCCAGTCTAGAAAGATTGAGTTAGAAAATATCATAGAAGATAATACCCTATCATTAGAACGTACCGTTTCGTCATTAAAGTATTTAAAAGTATACAAAAATAACATGCGTAACTATGTGGACGTGGTTGACAGATGTTCTATACTCACTACTAACATTGAGAGGCAACGAGACCTACTTATAAGGGCATATCGTCAAGAGATGATAGAAGTTACTATCAACAAGACGCAAAGCTCACTAGCGGTCTTACAGACATCCTTAAATGAAAAGGATACACTGGCGGGAATAGTTAACGATTTGAAGTATTCGGTAACTACACTAGAAACTGACTTTGAGGCATGGTCTATACTTGGCGACATACTTTCACCATCTAACGGTATTATTGCTGAACAGATGATTGGGTTTATCGATTGTATGACTAGTCAGATGAATGATGTTATTGAAAAGATATGGGAATATGATTTACAGATACTTTCATGTAGTAATGATGCGGGGGAGTTAGACTATAAGTTTCCTCTGTTAGTTAAGAATAAGAATAATGTAGTAAAGGATATATCTAATGGCAGTACTGCTCAACAGGATATAGTTAATTTTGCATTTACCATGATGGTAATGTTTTATAAAGACTTACAAGACTATCCATTGTACCTAGATGAGACTGGCGCATCTTTTGATACGGCACATCGTTTTAACTTGATGAGATATGTAAAACATTTATTAGACACCAATCAATGTAGTCAGATATATCTAGTTAACCATTACAGCTCAGAAATAGGCGGTATATCAAACGCAGACGTATGTGTTTTAGACCCTACGAATATAACCGTGCCTAGTGCATATAACCAACACGTAACAATTATATACGGGATAGGAAATGGAAACAAATAAATGTACACCAACTTCAAATACTAGTCAAGTAACTGCTACTAATTTATCGATAACCTCCAGTTCAATAGATAATCGTTGTAATAGAACCAACTCTAATATAGTTAAGTTGCGCGAACGTCCCGACTCTATGTCGAGATATAAAGTGTTAGTAGGTATCTCAGGTACTAGTCAAATAACCGGTGACTTACAAAATGAGATTATTAATATTAACTATGATTTCAATGTAACCGATACGCTAACGCCTAAAATGGGGAACTTATTGACATTGGTACTGTATGAGTTATTAGGATATAATCTAACTAACCTTGAATTAAACGTACGCATAGCTACACGCGGTCAGTCTATAGATACTAACGTAACTCCAGAATATTATCTAACAAAGAGTACTCAGTTTGTAGGTATAGAAATTAGTCAAGCGGTAAATACGTATCTATCTATTAACCACTCATTTGATAGTATAGAAAATGTTAGATTACGTAGACAAGGAATTAGACCATTAGAACTTCTAGCTCCCATGCGTGACGATATCTTAGTGGCACTTTACTACGCCGTAAGAATTTTAGATAACATGACCGACCTTCCCAATGTAGGAGATTATGGTAGGGACGGTTACCTCCCTTTAGAATCCGGGAGAGTTGGAACTGACCAACTATTAACTCGTATAGATGAAATAATGACTAGTAATCATACATTATAACCGACATAAGAAAGAGAGCATTCTAAGAATGCTCTCTTTTATGCCCTAAAGGACATATATGGTTTTCAGGTAAACGATGTCAGGGGAATAGGGGTTTAATGTAGATACCGTTTCGTCTACCCGTACCATACTATCTGGATCGCCTACCGTATCTATATTCCAGTTACGGGGTTCAGGGGCAGTGGTAGTTATTACTACTTTCTCATCATCAGTAAACCAACTATATTCAGCTAGTGTTCCATCATGTCGTAATACTAGACCCGTCGGTGTAGTATCACTAATATACTTTCCCTGTAACTTAGCGCTCTCTAATATACAGGTATCTACACATATATCGACCGCATCAACTAACACGATAAAGCTATGTTTATTTTCAGCTAACCCCCTAATACTTTCATCACTAGCAATAACGGATGGTAATAGCGCCACACTACTCCCTCCAGTCATTGGTATTTCAGAATAATCTAAGAGTTCTCTAGCCACTAATGCGCGTTGGGCTAATGGATAATCTTTTATGTTAACGGATAACGTATCGTCGTTAAGTTGACTATATGCATCGTCCAAAACATGTAGTATACCGCCCAATACTAATAACGGAGTTTTATCACTAAAACTAACGTTAGTTTTGATATACATTCTTTCACGTACATTATAGTTACTAGACAAAATCATATCGTCTGTAATAGGTATTATTTCCAACTTACCTAAAGCGCGAAAATCTAACATACCTAAGTTGGTGTCGTTAACTATAAGAGAGTTGCGATTACCGTCTAATAGATATAATCCATGTTCGCGTACAACTGCAGGATGGATAAAGCCGTTAACGGTAAATAGAAAACTCTCACCTAAAGTAGCATAGTCGACCCCTTCTTTAGTTAGAATTAGGTCAGTGCATTTCTCTCTAGATAATTTGACGTCAGGATGATGGGTTATGTTTGTATGATTTACAGCATAACCTGCATTCAAAACGTTATAGTATTTTACAGTTTTAATGTTATCCAAAGAACTAACTTCGATGGCAGTCGGTAGAGTTATATTACCGATGGAAGTTAACCAGTCGGATATGGTTAGTTGGAGATGTGCGGTTTGCACTTTGACGTCACTTAATAGTAATTCCATAGTACCCGTAATAGCAGGGTTAGATAATTCTATTCTAAGTTCGTCGTATAGGGAATGTAGTTGAGATAGGGTTATAGTGGAGGTATCTACTTCCTCCCAAGCCTGTTCTCTTCTACCTAGAGCTTTTACTAGAACGTACATTATATTTATCCTCTTATCAACGTATCATAGTTTAAGAGTCTAAAATTAATAATATGTACTTGATTTTTTATTTTACATACTAGTTTGGAGTTATCATGCCAGCTGAAGAATACCGTTACCCCTACGATCCGACGGGCAATAGTCCTGACAATCTAGTGGAAAATGAACTCCATACTCTCACCACAGAGAATGGAGATAATTATAAATTTATAGTTCCACTTAACGCCCCATATTTCAAAGATACTTTGGTGGTTACTCATCCTAGTACTAGTAGAATTTTGACGGCGGGAGTAGACTATATTCACACTCACGAATATATTTCAGCTAAACATGATTTAGGTGAATGTATAAACGGGAGTATAACCTTTTTAAATAAAACGATTAGTGGTACTATTTATTTAAATTACCAAACTTTAGGCGGTGCTCACCTATACGACACCGAGAACCTGCTAGTAGAACTAAGTGCATTATTACTTACCCCAGACTTACGTACGTGGGAAGACGTAAGTATGATACCTGATGTTTTTACTCCGCAACAACATGTAGTTTTCTCAAGCGATTTAGTTGGCATGAGTGATGTAGTTGAGGAACTGAAACGACTCAGACTTAGTATCACTGGTTTTGGTGAAGCGTACCACGTACACGAAATGGCGCAGATTAACGGTCTGTTAATTAAGTTAGCTCAGTTAACTTCAAATGCAGGAAATCATAAACTAGCTCCTAGTAATGGATATACCGTTTTAAATCATACTGGTTCTATAGGAATTGTATTACCTCAATTTGCCGTAGATACTAGAGTATTGGTTAAATTTGAAATACTATCTGAAAATGAACCTGCCCAATTTGAAGTTAGTGGACTTGTACGTTCTAAGTTCGATAGTCAACCTAACGATACGTGGAAAGAAGCTCGTACTAGATTTGTGGGTCACGACTTCACTAGAAAATCAAACCTGACATATAACGATGAGAACCATCCTGTTATACTGCTAGGTAAAAATTTTCTATGGACTGACTGTCATGTAGTTATCACTAGTATTACTATTGATAGTAGTATACCCGTTAACTATATTGCTGGATGGGAAGTATTTCTATCAACACAATCTTACGGTAAGAACATACGGGTACGTGAAATAGCCGGTCTGGATGGCGTCAAACGTTATCAGCGACGACTTAAACTCAACGCACTATACGGTCGTCCTATTTTCCCTGAATATTAATATTCTTATTTTTACATTTTACATTGAGGTAACGTGGCCATGCCAACAGAACAATCAACTGATATTATTAATGCCGCCAGTATACTACAAGCGGGTATAAATCGTCTTTACGAACTGATGCCCGAAATTGAAGATGGCGAAGATATGTTGTACGCAGTCAAAGCCTTAGAGGAACTGACTGCACGTACCGATAGTTTAATTACTGAAGGTAACTACGACGAATTTAACACCGCAATAAACGACGCTTTAGTAGAAGCTCGTGCTGCGTTATTAGCTGCGACAGATGCCTTTAACGGTATCAAGACTATGCACGATACGGTAGTTACGAAGGCGGGTGAAACTCACAACGATCGTTTAGAGGTAGAGTCTTTATTATCTGGTCTACAAGACGCTATTGCCGCCGCTTCATTAGCTTTAATTGATGGGGAGAATGGTTTAGTAGCTAACGTAACTGCTGCATTGAAAGTAATACAAGATGACGTTAAAGCTAACCGTGATGCAGTAGATAGTAAGTATGACGCTACGGTAGCTAAATACAACGCTACCGTAGATAAGTACAATGCCACTGTAGTTAAACATGATGCAGTAATAGCTGCGGCTTCTGGACTAGATGTCCTTAAGCGCTCATTTATTGATTTAGCTCAATCAGGTACCTTACCTAGCTGGAGTGTTTGGATTATAGATTCATCTGCAGCTCGTACCAGAGCATTACCTGCAAGTCCTACCGATGGTGATGAAATTAGTATTCGTGATGGAAAAGGTTTATGTGGTACTAACAACGCTACTATTACAGGTAGATTAAGTTTCCCTACCGGTACACAGACGTCCCTTACTATCACTACAAACTTTTCTTGGACTAAATTAAAGTACCACAAAGCTACAAATTTATGGTACGCAATTGAAGGTGACGCATAGTTAGTAACCGTATAGTTTAACTATACATTTTAAGGAGGTAACATGTTACCTGATTTATATAAGTACGCGTTTGACCCGTCAGGTAAAGCACTGTCTAATAGAGTTACTAATGAGTTTCACGATTTATCCACAGATACTAACCGTATTTTAGCACTAAGTCACGGTCCTTTTTATACCGAAGGATTATTAGTAACTAGATTGTCAGGCGTTTCGCTAGTAAGAAATATAGACTATAAACCGTTATACCTTTACCAAGAAGCTACCGAAGCTACAGGTAGAGAAGTATGTACTGCTATAGTACTATTGAAGGATTCATTTACGGAAGATTTGAATATAAGCTATCAGGTAGTTGGTGGTAAGTATGGTGGGGAAGGAGCGGCTATTCATGAGATAGTTGAGAATCTGGACCAATACGACCTATCGACTACATGGGATTTAATAAAGTTTAAACCCACTGAGTTTAGACCACGTCAACATTTACATAACGCAGCCGATTTAATTGGTATGGGACCTGTACGTGATGAACTGGTTAACATAACGGAGGCCGTTAAATCTTTAGCTGATGAAGACGGACTTACTACCCAAGCGGCAATTAAAAACCGTGTAAGTAGAATGGGTCATCAGAAGTTAATCGTGGATGAGGGTGACATCTATTTAGATGATCATACTGGCCCTATTGAATTAACGTTTGGTCGCTCCAACACGCAAAATGCACAGATGTCCATAGAGATACGTGTCATCTCAAATCTAGGAACCGATACTTATATAGTAACTGGTTCTGAAATAGAGTCCACTTTTGAACACGTGGTCTACGCAGATACGGGTGGTGGTGGAAGTTTACCGATGTTACTACGAACGGTAGATGGAACCTCTAACCAACTTATTCTAGGTGGACTAGAAACTGTGTGGAAAAATTCATACATCGTGATATCTGGTTTGATTGTTAATACCGGCGACCCTGATGCATATGTGAAAGGTTATAACTGGTCTAAGGAAGTACTTGGTACGTTCCCTGAACTAGCACTACCAGTCATAGAACTAGACGGTGAACTTGGTGTAATGCAAGACTCTATACGTAAACTTGCAGACTTATTAAATACTCATATTCAAAATAACACCAACCCTCACGGTAATGATATAGGGCAGTTTGTAACTGAATCCGAATTAGATGAATTTCAGGAAGACACGGATGACAGTCTTGAAGAATTATCTGTGAGAATAACAACCCAAATCCACACCTTACTGGACCGTGGATATACATTTTAAATTTTAGGAGTAAACAATGGCGAATATCCCACTAACTACAGATTCTGACAACGTAACAGTTGACCTTGGCCAAATCCAATTTGACCGTTCAATCACTCCGGGCGCAGTTCCGTTAGCAGCGGCAGTTAAAGAAGGTGCGTTAGCTATTAACTTAGTTGATCGTAAAATCTTCACTAAAGACCAAGACGGTAATATTATCAGTCTTGGTAGAGATTATTCAGCTGACATCACGGCTAGTGCAGCCGCGGCAGTTAGTAGTGCTAACGGTTATACCGACGGTCTTATCTCTGCTGTTAAAGGCGGTGACCTAGACGCTAACCTTGATACGTTACTTAAATTGGGTAATCGTTTAGCTACTGCAGAAGCTAACATCGTTGCTGGCTCTGAAGCTGTAACTGACTTAACTAGCGCTGACGTTGGTCTTGGTAATGTTGGTAACTTCGGTATCTCTGACGCTATCGATGAAGCTAACGCTTCACAGTACGCTTCTTCAGCTGCTGTTAAAACCGCATTTGATCGCGCTGTATCTGGCGAAGCTGCTGCAATTGCATACGCTGACCAAGTTAAGTCTGATTTATTAGGTGGTGCTCCTGCGGCAGCACTAGATACTTTAGTTGAA